ACGGCACAGTAACCGACGAAGAAATATCCCGACACCAGGAGATGTTACAACTTGAACTCCAAGAAGAAAAAGCCGACAGTCAGAGAAAGATGGCCTGGGTTGCTGTTGGGAGTATGTGTTTTTTCGCTCTTTTGCCTATTGCTCCTTTTGTCCCAAGTGACCGCCTTGACACCCTAGCCAGTATCAGCGACATGCTCTTCCTTAGCCAAGCCTCCATCGTTGGACTATACTTTGGGGCAACCGCTTACATGAGCAAGAGGCCGTGATGCCAAGAGCAAAAGAAAAAGAGGTATACAACTACAAATGCCAACTGGTCAAAGTTGTAGATGGCGACACGATTGACGTGGACATCGATCTTGGTTTTGACGTTTGGCTCAGAAATCAAAGAGTTAGGCTACATGGGATTGATACACCAGAATCCCGCACTCGAAACAAAGCTGAAAAAGTGTTGGGCCTTGCGGCAAAAGATTTTTTAGCTCAACAATGCCGAAACAAATTTACGATAGCTTCGATGGGCCGGGGCAAGTTTGGCAGAATACTTGGTATTGTTTATTCAGAAACGGGCATAGATATCTGTAAACTTATGATCAAAACAGGCCATGCAGTAGAATATTACGGCGGCAAAAAAACAAAGGTCTGGGCATGAGCATTCTCGGATCTTTGATAGAACCAGCGACTAAGCTGCTTGATAAAGTCATCGAGGACAAAGATCAAAAAGCTGCTTTAGCACATGAAATCGCCACAATGGCGGAAAAACACGCCCAAGAGCTTGCGAAAGGCCAGATCGAAATTAACAAGTTAGATGCCAGAGGCAACTGGTTTCAATCTAGTTGGAGACCCTTGGCTGGTTATACGTGTGTACTAGGTCTGATGGTAAACTTTCTTGTAGCCCCGATTGCAGCAGGGTTCGGTGTAGTCATACCGCAGGCTGATGCTGGCGTTATGATGCCTCTTCTTCTTGGGATGTTAGGTCTTGGTGGTGCTCGTTCTTTCGAAAGAGTTAAAGGGGTGGGCAAGTAGATGAGTGATTACAGATACTTCAAACTGGAAGATTTCGACTGCCAAGAAACCGGTGAAAACCAGATGTCCGAAGAATTTATAGAACGTCTCGACGGTCTGCGACACGTTTGTGAGTTTCCGTTTATTGTTACTTCTGGTTACAGATCTCCAAACCATAGCATCGAAGCTAGAAAAGAAAAACCCGGACAACATGCACAGGGTATTGCTGCGGACATCAAAGTTGTCGGGGGCGCACAACGGCGTCTGTTAGTAGAAAAAGCTCTTGATATGGGATTTACTGGAGTTGGCGTGGATAAAAATTTTGTCCACGTTGATATTAGAACCACAACACCGGTTCTTTGGGTGTACTAATGCCTCTTGCCAAGTTTATTTTCAACCCCGGTATAAACAAAGAAGGCACGGCCTATACCGCAGAAGGCGGTTGGTTTGATGGCAATCTAGTTCGTTTCCGTAAAGGGCTGCCCGAAAAGATTGGCGGTTGGCAAAAATATATCGAAACATCTTACGAAGGCACTGGTCGTAAACTACACGGCTGGGTCGATCTGGACGGTACAAAGCTTTTGGGTCTCGGCACTCGGTTCAAGCTATACATACAAGAGGGCACATCGTATAACGACATCACCCCGATTCGGTCTACAACCAGCGCAGGCGACGTCACTTTTGCCGCGACCAACGGATCAAGCACCATTACGGTGACAGACTCTGGTCACGGCGCAGTGAACGGGGATTTTGTTACTTTTTCCGGCGCGTCTTCCCTCGGTGGCAACATAACTGCTGCCGTATTGAACCAAGAGTATCAAGTAGATACGGTTCCAACCGCGAATACTTTCACGATTACTGCAAAAGACACCTCTGGTGCAACGGTTACTGCCAACAGCAGTGACAGCGGCAACGGTGGTGGGTCTGTAGTTGGCACGTATCAAATAAACAGCGGCCTCGATGTTTTCGTTGATGGCACCGGTTGGGGCGTTGGAGCTTGGAGTGCTGGCACTTGGGGTTCCACAACTTCTCTCGGTGACTCTAACCAATTACGACTTTGGTCGATGGACAACTTTGGCGAAGATCTGATCTCCAACTCTAGAGCAGGCAGTATTTATTATTGGGACAAAACAAACGGGTTGAACACCCGTGCGGTTGCCTTAACTAGCCTAGCAGGAGCAAATTTGGCACCCACCAAAGGTTTACAAGTCATTGTATCCGATGTTGATCGTCACGTTTTGGTGCTAGGAGCAGACCCGATAAGCGGTGGTTCTAGGAGCGGAACCATAGATCCGTTGCTTATTGCATTTTCTGACCAAGAAAACGCCGCAGAATGGGAGCCAACGGCTACCACTACAGCGGGATCGTTACGTTGTTCTGCTGGGTCTGAGATCATTGGTGGTCTTCGCGCTCGACAGGAAACGTTAGTCTGGACGGATGTCGCCTTATATAGCCTACAATTTATAGGGCCGCCCCTCACTTTTGGTTTGAACCTAGTCAACGAAGGCGTCAGTTTGATTGGACCAAACGCCGCTGTAAATACGCCTCGTGGTGTGTTTTGGATGGATAAAAAGGGTTTTTACAATTACAACGGGTCAGTGACGCCGTTGCCTTGTAGCGTCCAATCGTATGTTTTTGACGACATCAATGAGGGTCAAGCTTTTCAATACTTTGCTTTTGTGAATAAGCAGTTTGATGAAGTAGGTTGGTTTTATTGCTCTGAGACTGCCACTGTTATTGACCGGTACGTGGTTTACAACTATGTGGAACAAACATGGAACATTGGTCAATTGTCTCGCACAGCGTGGTTAGATGAGGGTATTGTGGCGTTCCCACGGGCAGCGGGTAAATCAAACTCAACTCACTTTTTGTTTCAACATGAGACGGGCAACGATGACGATGGTAGCCCAATGACAAACGTATTTATCGAATCTGCTGACTTTGATATCGGTCCTGGCGAGGAGTTTCAGTTTATACGCCGTATGATTCCAGACGTGAAGTTTACCGGCGATGGGGGTACTGACCAGGCAATCAACGTGGTGATGAAGACTCGGAACTTTCCGGGTCAATCGCTGACCTCGGACCAAACAAGCAGCTTTACTGCGACTACTACAAAAATAGATATGAGAGCGCGTGGGCGGCAGGCGTCTGTTCGGTTTGAATCGGACGATGACGCAGGCACGGACGTTACTCTGGGGGTTGGTTTTCGACTCGGTGGCACAAGGCTCGATCTGCAACCTAACGGGCGTAGATGAGTAAGCTTTTACAGGGGAGATTGCCCTTCGCACAGGGCGAACAGGTCGATACTGGCACGTTCAATCGAACTGTACGTTTGCTCGAACTTAGCTTAGACTCTGTTGATCCAGATGCGACACCGCAGTTTACTGCCGCTCGTCGGGACGAGTTGAAATTTAACGCTGGTGATATAATCTGGAATCTGACTGAAGGCGTTCTACAGGTCTATACTGGCAACGTCTGGCAGAATATATCTTCTCCGTCAACATCGGGGTTAAGCGCAACAGTGAGTGTCGGGACCGTTACGGTAGTTACCAACGGTTCTACGGTTGTAACAATCAGTTAGCGGTAACTTATGGCGGAACCTGCTCTACAATACGACGAATTCGAAGATATCGAGCCGATAGAGATACCTGCCGGTGGCATTGCTACCTTCCTCACCGCCAAAGAGGGCATGTTTGCAGATGATGACAACATCCCACAAGGTGGTATAGCCCAAGTCAAAGCCGTTGCAGACCAGCTAGCAGAGTTTGGTCGCCATGAAGACGAATACATGGTCCACGCAGCACACGGCGAAACAGTTATTCCAATGGAGGTTTTTCGTAAAAACCCCATTCTGAAAGAGAACATCTACAAACAAATGCGCGACATGGGCCTTGAGCCAGAGCGGTACGTCGTAGGTAGCGAATTTAATTCAATCAACCCTGTAACGGGACAGCCTGAGTTTTTTCTCAAGAAATTATTCAAGGGCATCAAGAAAGTTTTTAAAGTAGTTGCTCCGACGCTGCTCACTATTGGTCTGAATGCCATTCCAGGGATTGGAACCATTGCAGCGGCTGCTTTGAGTGGCGGTATTATGGGATTAGCTTCGGGCCAAGGAATTGAAGGAGCGTTGAAAGGTGCAGCACTGGGCGGCTTGACCGCTGGTATATTCAAAGGTGTGTCTGGAGCTATGGGCGCGGCGAAAGAGGGCGGGAATGTATTACGAGGAGCCAAAGCAGGTTTCTTAGCAGGACCGCAAGAAACGGCTTTTGCAGCTGGTCGAGCAGCCGTGAGTCCAGATGTTTTGACCCCCACTGCTGGTTTACAAGTAGATTTGAGCGACCAATTGACGGCAGAGGTTGATCTTCCCACCCCAGAGATAAACGTCCAACCGACAGATGTGGCTTCGACGATAGACACACGGATTCCCGATAACATTCCTGTTTCAAACGTAAGCGCAACTGCCCCAACTACGACAGCCACGCCTTTCGATGCAACCGCAGCTTTGAAACCTACCGAGATTGATTTACAGCCGTTGTCTACTCTAGGGCAACCGGGGGCAGGCATACCCACTGCCGGAACCCTCGACGCTTCGAGGTTGGCATCTAGCGGCACGACTCTAGGGGCTTCTTCCGCTACGGTAGCTGACGCTGCGGCTACGGCCCCGATTAGAGCAACGACTCCGATAGATGCAGTGCAAAGAATACTGGGCGTGGATGAATTCAAAGGTAATAGAAATATTTTAGGTGGCCTCAAAGATCTGTTTTTACCAGGGGGTACACGAACCGAGGCTGAAATAAGGAGTATTTTGGCCGAAAGAGGTATCACCGAAGCTGCGAATCCTGCTTTGTTTAAGAGCGAATTGACAAGGCTGGCGCGTAGAGGTTTGGTAGAAAGAGCTTTACCATTGGGAATTGCTGCTTTGGGTATTGGTTCGCTAACTGCAGAGAAACCGACCGACTTCAATGTGGCTGAGCGAGTGACCGGTGAAGACCTTTTAGCCGCAAATCCAT